AACGTAAAAGCATGATTAGTCGATACCCTATTGAAGATGGATCTGAAATATCAGATCATATAGTAATACAACCAACTGAAATTTCAATAGAAGCTAGAGTGGAAGCAATAGGAGATGGAGCAAATATTTTAAATACATTTCAACAACTTAATGATATTATTGATAACAAAGAATTAGTATCAGTTGTTACTGGACTAAAAGTATATGATAATTATCATATAACAAGTTCAAGAATTCCAAGATCCGCTATAAATGGAGGATCTTTACAGGTTACATTAAAATTAGAAGAAGTGAAAAATGTTGAATCGCAATCTGTAAGTATTCCCATATCACAATTAAGTATTCAAGATGATATAACAAATAAACAAGCACAAGAAAAACAAGATATAGGAAAAACTACCTCCGGACAAACTCAATTAGATTCTGAATTACAACAAATCCAACAACAAGCTGAATCATTGGCTGATAGTTTAACAGGAGGTTAAAATGATAATAATACCTGTCTTTCAAAATAATTCAGCCAGATATGTTATTGATATTGAATTAGCAAACACTTTATTTAAATTAAAATTTAATTGGAATGCTAGAGAATCCTCCTGGTATATGGATATCCAAGATAGTGAAGAAAACGATATTCTAATTGGATTGAAACTTACTATTAATTATAGATTATTAAAACAATATAGAGCTTTAGAAAATTTACCCGATGGGGATTTTTATCTTTGGGATCTTAAACAAAATGTAAATGAAGGTGTTTTAGATTTTGATAATTTTGGTCATCGATATCCATTATTATTTTTTACTAATGAAGAAATTGAAACAGGTAATTTAAATTTGGAGGAATTAAGTGGCATTTAATCGTTTAATTGAAGTTGTTATAGGATCCACTGCTGGAACTGGGAAAAAAATTTCTCAATCTAGAATTCGTTTTTCTGTAGATAAGACAGATAACAAATCAGCAAATGAATCTATAATTGAAATATGGAATTTATCAGATGCTACTGCTAATTTAGCAAAAACCAATTATAAAATTATTTTAAGAGCTGGATATGAAGATGAAGGAGGATTAAAAAATTTATTTTTTGGAGATATTAAAGAAGCTATTCAAAAAAAAGAGGGTACTGATAAAATATTAAAAATTTCAGCATATGATGGTTATACAAATATTCAAAATAAAACAATTTCATTATCTTATAAAGCAGGAACTTCTATTCAACAAATTTTTAATGATTTTACTTCTGTTTTTGGATTACCTATTACAAATAAAAATTTGGTACTTACTGGAAATTATGCAAATGGATATGCTTATGTAGGAAAAGTAAAACAAGGAATTACAGAAATATTGAATTATGCTGGAAAACAATGGAGTATTCAAAATAATCAAATAATTGTTTATTCTCCTGGAGAATTTATTCAAACAACAGGATTAAAATTATCACCCAATACAGGTTTGATTGGAACTCCGGAACCTATAAGTAATTCAGATGATCAACAAACAGAAGGACAAACCATTCCAAAAAGATGGAAAATTAAATCATTACTTTTCCCTCAATTATTTCCTGGAGTAAAAATTCGAATAAATAGTGAAAAAGTAAATGGATATTTTAGGATTGAAACCTCTAAAAGTTTAGGTAATAATTGGGAAGGTGATTTTACTTGCGAAATGGAAGTTGTAGAAATATGAGACAAAAATTATTTGATTTATTACAATTATCATTCAACTCTTTTATGTCAAATATTCATACGGCAATTCCAGGAAAAATAGAATCTTATAATGCCATAAAAAAACAAGCAGAAGTAAAACCATTGATAAAAAAACAATTTGAAGAATCTAATTTAGAGTATCCGGTTATTAGTAATGTCCCGGTTATGTTACCTGGAAATGAAGAGTCCGTAATTTCTATTCCCTTACAAAAAGGAGATGGGTGCTTAATACTTTTTAGTGAAGTATCTTTAGAAAGATATTTATCTTCATCAGGGGAAATAGTAGAAGTAGGGGATGTAAGAAAATTTAGTTTGAGTGATGCTATTTGTATTCCTGGATTAGGGCCTTTTAACAAACCGGGAAAAATAGGAAATGGAACTGATTTTGAAGTAATTTATAAAAATGGAAATTTGAAAATTACAAGTAATGATTTAACTTTAAATTATAATAATGCGCAAATTAAATTAACTGGATCAAATGTAGAAATTAGCTATAGTACTGCTAAAATTATTTTATCAAATACTTTAATTGAAATTGATGGATCTGGAACTGTTATTGGAATTACTTTAAAATCAGGTGATGCTTTAATTTGGCAACCAAATATATTACCAGTTGATCCTATTACAGGAGTACCTCATGGTGGTCCTGGTGCTGGAATAGTGAAATTAAAAGGAGCTTAATATGAGTGCAGGTGGTGATAATATAGGAAAAACTTTAAAAACATTAATCGATACTTATGTAGGTACTTTAAGTACTGATGATAAAAAGAATTGGCCTGATGCTGTTAGATTAGGATTACAAGAAGCTATTGGAAAAGCTATTGATTCTTTTTGTCCTCCAATTGGATCTATTATTGCTTGGCATAAATCCCTAACAGGAATTCCTTCTTTGCCTTCTTTAGGTACATGGCAAGAATGTGATGGGAGTATTATTTCAGATAGTGATAGTCCTATGAACGGACAAACTATCCCTAATTTAAATGGGGATGCTAGATTTCTTCGGGGAGCATCTAATTCTGGAACTTTACAAACCCATTCTACTGAAAATCTTTATGCTCAAATATATTTTGGAGGAGCAGGTAATGCTCAAAATAGGATAAACACACCTTCATGGACATCTAATATAGTTGAAGGTGTTACAGCAGGAGGTTCCGTAGGTGCTATTACATTAGGAACAAAAGTTGATAAATTAGGAACAGGAGAAACATATCCAAAAAATATGTCAATAGTTTGGATAATAAGGATAAAATAATGAAAGATTTTGCTTTAATTGAAAATGAAAAAGATTTATTATATGAAAGTAAAGATTTTCAATTTACAAAAGATAATTCTTTTTATGTTGCTCAAAAACTAAGAATTCGATTAAATACAATTAAAGGCGAATATTTTTTAAATATAAATCAAGGTATTGATTATTTTAATACTGTGAATGTAAAAAATCCCAATATTAATAATATAGAAGATTTATTTAAAATTGAAATATTAAATACTCCTGGAGTAACTGAATTAATAAGTTTTAGTTTACAAATAGAAAAATCAACTAGAGTTATGTCTGTGTTTTTCAAAGTACAAATAACTTCAGGAGAAATTGTGGAAGTGGAGGTATAAAATGACTTTTGGTTTAACATCAACTGGATTTATAACAAAAGATCTTCAAACTATAAAAACAGAATTAGAATCTAAATATAAAGAATTATTCGGGGATGATTTAGATGTAAGTATAGATTCTGTAGCTGGACAAGAAATCGGAGCTTTGAGTGTAAAATTTGCTAATATTTGGGAAGCACTTCAGGCTGTTTATGCATCAATGAATCCTGATAGTGCTGAAGATATTAGTTTAGATGGGGTTTCAGGAATGGTTGGGGTGCGTAGATTATCTGCTACTTCCTCTAATGTATATGTTATATTATATGGAGATATAGGAACAGTTATTCCGGTTGATCATATAGTTAGACAGGATGAAACAAATGAAGAATTGAAACTTCAAACAGCTGTTACTATTTCATTGAATAATGTAGCTGATATAGATTTTTCAGTTTTAAATGTTTTAAATTCAACTTTATATACAGTTACAGTAAATGGTACAGGATATACTTATACTTCAGACGGAACAGCAACAGCAGAAGAAATAATTGCTGGATTAAAAGTAGATATAGATGCAGGAGGAGAACCTGTAACGGTAGTTGATAATTTAGATGGAACCGGAAGAATTTATTCAACTGATGGTTATACAGAATTTACTATATCTATAGATGTTAATCTTCAAGTAGATAGTCAAGGTTGTCCTGGAAGTTATTCAATGGTAAATACTGGAGCAATTAGCGTTCCGGCTAATACTATAAATATTATTGTGAATCCAATTTCAGGTTTAGATTCTGTTAATAATTTGATAGCAGGTACTACAGGAAGAGCATCAGAAACAGATGCATCTTTAAGAATTAGAAGAAGAGAATTATTAACAGGTGTCGGAGCTGCTACAGATGAAGCAATTAGACAAGCTGTATTACAAGAAGTTGATAATGTTACTAATTGTATAGTAATTTCAAATAGAACAGATGTAACAGATGGAGATGGAAGACCTCCTCATTCTTTTGAAACAGTTGTAAGTGGAGGAGATGAAGATGAAATTGCTCAAAAGATTTGGGAGAATATGCCTAGCGGTATACAACCAACTGGAGATATTACGAAAGTAATAACGGATTCTCAAGGTAATAACCAAACAATTAAATTTTCCATATCTACTAATATTTATATTTGGGTTGATGTAGATTATTATCTTAATTCAGAGGAAACTTTTCCAGATAATGGAGAAGATTTAATTCAAGAATATATAGTTGCTTATGGAATAGAAAATTTTAATATAGGCGATGATGTAATTTATCAAAGATTATCAATTCCAATTTATGAAGTTCCCGGAATAAGTACTATTGTCATCACTTTAGCTACAAGCACTACTCCTACTGGACCTCCGGGAGCTTATTCAGCAACAAATGTAACTATAGCAGATGATGAAGTGTCTGTTTGGGCCAAATCTAGAATTACTTTAACTCAATTACCATAGGAGAAAAAATGGGTAGTGTAGAAAAAATAACAAATTATTCAAATTTTAATAA